GGCAGCTCCGCCGCGATGCGCGCCTGCACGCTCTCGTTCGACCCGTTGATCTCGCTGTAGAAGATGTTCGCGCCGCCACTCATCACGTTGGCGACCGTCTGCCCGCCGCGGCCGTCCGGGCTGATCGACGTGAACAGCCCGTAGGTCGTGGCTCCGGCCGCACCGCCGAGCACGCGAGCGAGATCGGCGACGGTGCCCTGCAGCTTGGTCAGCGCGTCGTCGAAGAAATTCGCGGAGCCCAGGTTGGTAGCCAGCCGCCCGTAGCCGATGTCGGCCGGGCCAACCATGGAGAAGTTCTGCTGCGCCGGCGACCCGCCGTTGTCCTTGATGCGCTTGGCGATCTCGTACACGGCATACGCAGCGGCGACGTAGGGAGCGACCGCGCCGAGACCGGCGCCGAGTCCGCCGAGGATGTTGCCGCCGCCGATCAGGCTGCCGGCCGAGCCGAGCGCGGTGAGGATGTTGCCGCCGCCCAGCGCGAACTGCAGGCCGGTGCCGAAGTAGCTGCCGACCGACGACAGCAGGCCGCCGCCTGCACCGCCGCCGCTGGCGTTTGCCGCGCCACTGAGCGCCGAGCCGAGCGCGCCGGTGATCGACTGCGCGATGCCGCGGGCGACGGTGCTCTTGAAGTAGTTGACGATCCAGTCGCCGATGCTGCGGAAGATGTCCTTCCCGCTCTCGAAGCCGCGGACCAGCGCGTCGGTCAGGGCTTTCTCGATGTCGCGCGCGGCGTCGCGCCATGCGTCCGATGCCGCCTTGGCCGACTCGATAGCGGCCTCACGCCCGGCCTTGTCACGCAACACGGTGATTAGCTCGCGGCGCGCCGCGATCTCTCGTTCGACCAGTGCGATTGCCGATGCACTGCCGCTGCCCTCGGCGCGGAAATCCTTGGCCTTCTCTTCCTGTCGCGCGATCGCCACCAGCTGCACGGCCTCGGCCAGCGCGATGTTCTGCGCGGCGGCCAGCTCTGCCGCTTCGGCCTCGTCGCGCAGAGCCTGTACTTGATCCTCGACCGACTGCGCCGAGTCACGCAGGGCGGCCAGCGCCTTCTCCTGCGCCTCCGTCGTCTGCCTGATCGCCTCTTCGTACGCCTTCTGCTCGGCCTCGGCCTCGGCGAGCGCGCGCTTGTAGATCCCGTCGAGGTACTGCGCGTACTCCTTAGACGAGTCCGCCGCTTTCTTTGTGGCGACGGCGGTCACGACGGCGGCCTGCTCGACGCGCCGCAGCGCGGCGGCAGTCTGAGTCGCCCGGCGGGTCAGCACGTCGTCCTCGGTCCCCGCCGCACCACGCAACGCAGCTTCTGCCTGCTCACGCAATGCTTTTGCGTTCAGCAGCCGATCGGATAGTCGGTCAATGTCACGCCGCGCCGCCTCTGAATCGGCGACCATCTGCCGCCTGATCTCGCCGGCGAGAGCGAACTCGCCGCGGAGAATGGCCGCGGCCTGCGCCGCGATGCCGCCGATCTCGGCGCCGACGGCCTTGAAAACGTACGCGACATTCGCGCCGAGGACAGAGATGGTCTCGAACACCACTCGCACGGCGTCGCCGAACGCGGTGAACTTCTGGCCCTCGGCGTTGACGTCCCGCAGAGCGTAGCTGACATCGCCAAGCGCCTGCGCGATCTGCTGCGTTGCCTGCGCAAGTATGTTGCTCGACCCTGTTGCCCGGTCGATGTCTCCGACCAGTACGGTCGCGGCGTTCTGCAGTTGAGTAAGCGCTTGGCCGACAGTCAAAACGCTGTTCTGGACTTCGGCTGCCAGAACGCTTTGCTGACTCTGCAGGGCGCCGATTACCGCCTCTGCCGTGAGCTTGCCCTCTTTGCCCAGCTCGCGCAGCTTCCCGATCGACACGCCGAGGCCGTCGGCGAGTGCGCGCGCAAGGCGCGGAGTCTGCTCCAGGACCGAGTTGAGTTCTTCCCCGCGCAAAGCTCCAGACGCAAGACCCTGCCCAAGCTGTAGAAGCGCCGCCTGCGCTGCGCCGGCGCTTGCGCCGGACACGGTGATCGCGTTGCCGATCGTCTCGGTGATCGACAGCAACTCCTGCTGCGATAGCCCGAGTTGATCGGTCGCCCGGGCGATACGAGCGTATGTGTCGCCAAGCTCAAGGAACCCGACTCTTGACCGCTGCGCGATTGCGAACAGCGACGAGTACGCCAGGCTGGCCTCAGACGCGCTTCCCGTTGCGAGCCGCAGCGCGTTGTTTAGGCGAGTGACACCGTCTGCCGCCTGGAAAAACTCACGCACAGACAGCACGCCCGCAAGCGTTGCGCCGAACGATCCAATTGCAGACTTGATGGACGAAGCAAGATCACTGGCCTGCGAACTAATGCGCCGCAGGCCAGCAACGACCTGCTGATCGCCCTCTAGCCCGACCTTGATCGTCGCCTTGTTTTCAGCCACCGTGCTGTCTCCGTTCGTTCCACACGTCAAGCGTCGCCCGCTCTGCCGCCCGGACGCCGGCGAATACCTCCCGGCGCAAATCGCCCGCGATGCCCTCCTCCGTCAGGTAGGCGCACACCGCCGCGTAGTCGAGACCAGTCGCGCCGTTCGCGCCGACGCGCCACTGCGTCTGCAGGGCACACCATGCGCGCCACGCCTCGACGTTGTCCGGCCACAGGTACTGCTCGCTCTCAGGAGAGCGACCATCGACCAGGCCCAGGGTCGCGAAAGCAGACGCGATCGCGTTCGCCTGACTAGGCTGGGCTCGCGTAGCAGAAGCCGAGTCCTCGGCGACCGCTCGCGCGAGCGCTGCTAGTTTTTTTCCTTAGCGCCGACCTCGAGCAGGTAGGTGCGGAACGTCAGCGCGGCGAGCCCAGGGATGCGGAACAGCGCGCGGAGGTTGTCCGCGTTGTACGCCAGCGGCTTGTCGTCGGCGGCGCGCACGCCGGACCAGTCCTCGACGACGTCGATGAAAAAATCGGCCAGCGGCTGATCCTCCTGCGACTTCAGCTTGTTCTGGATCTGCTCGGCGTCGAGACGCTTCGCGACCAGCGAAAAGCCGAACTGCTCGTCGACGCCCTCGGCGTTCTTGACGGTGCCCTTGACCTGGAACTTGACGCGGTCGGAGATGACGATCTTGATAGACATGAAGGTGCCCGATGAGGTAGATGCCCGAGATGGAGGTGGGGCGCGGCGGTGACGGCTCGGGCGAACCGCCGATCCCTGGGGAGGAGTGCCGCGCCCCATGAACTACACGATCAGGTGCTGTAGCTGATCGGCCGGCCGAGCAGGCTGATCACCGCCGTGACGGTATTCGCCTGGTTGCTCGCCAGCTGCGGCAGCTCGGACACGGACAGGTAGCCGTAGCCGTACATGGTGCCGCCGCCACCGAGGACGACCTTGAAGGCGACCTTCGACAGCGTGCGGCTGGCCGCGACCATGGCGATCCATGCAGCGTTGGACGGATCGTGGCCGAGCGTCAGCGTCATGGACGACGGGTTGAAGCCCGTGGCGACCTGGGTGGCGTTGCGGCGGGCCAGCGGTGCGATCTGCGTGAACCGCGCGTCGCCGCCGCTGGTCGACACAGACAGCACCTGCGGGATCGTCGTCCAGGTGCTCATCTTCTGCGTCGTGCCCGTGCCGCCGCCGGCCGGGTAGTACGCCGTCGAAGACGAGTCCAGCCCGAGGAACTGAAAGGAGTCGACGGACTGCTGATCGACGCGGAACACGGTGTCGGTCGCGTCTTCCCACCCGGAGATGAAGAGCACCTCGTCGTTGTCGACGTAGCCGTGCGCGACAGACGTGGCGACGGCCGGGTTGGCGTTGGTGACGGCCGTCACGTTCTTGCTGGACAGGCCGGAGGTCACTTGAAAACTGAACGTTGACCCTTCCGGGAAAAAGTAGGCCATTTGCTTTGCTCCTAGCTGATGCCCTTGCGGGGCGGACGAAAAAAAGCCGCCCGTAGGCGGCACTCTTTGCCCTCGCGGGCGAACTACACAACCGTCGTCGGGTCGTTGGCGGCCACGACGTACTGCATGACGAAGCTCATCGTTGCCAGCGCGACCGGGCGATCGGTGCTGGCGTCGACATCAGGGCCGGCGGTGCCGGCGTATCTGGCGAGGTTGCAGCCCGCGATCTTGCCGGCGTTGACCAGCGCGGTCTGCACCTCGGCGCAGATCGTGTCGACCGTGTCGGCGTAGCCGGCGACCGACTTGACCACCACGCGGATGCGCAGGTCGCACTCGCACACCAGAGGACGGCCAGAGCCGCCGAACCCGTACACCTCGGCCCGCTCGTCTGCCGTGTCGACGATGACCGCCGGCAGCTCGCTGTCCTGCAGCGGATGCGAGAACGTGTCGCGGGCAGCGAATACGTGTGCGCCTGACGTCAGCCCGGTGAGCAGCACGACCGCGGCGTCGCGGATCTGTTGGCGGACGTGGCTCATGCGCGCTCCAGCACCAGCAGGGTCTCTAGCCCGTCAGGAAAGATCGGCGCGATCGACCGGATCGTGTAGCTCGCCGGCCCACGCACCACCGCATCGCCGACCTCTGCGTGCGCCACGGACGAGGCGATGCAGCGCAGCGCGGTATCGGACCCGGCGACGCCCAGTGCCTCGCCGTAGCCGGTATTCCAGAACGCCGAGACGCCAGTCCCGGCGACGGTGACCGTCTCGCCCTCGGCGGCGTAGACCGCGGCGAGATCCGTTGCGTACGTCATGCAGCCGCCTTGTACATGATGTGCGGGAACACCATCACGTAGCCCTGGTCGGCGTAGTCGGTCACGACACCATGCGTCGAGCCGTACAGCTCGCGGACGAAGTCCAGCCGCTTCGGGCCGCGGCCGATGTTTTGCACCGGCGGCCAGTCAGGCGGGAGGTCTCCGGCGGAGTACGGGCCCGGCTGATAGATCCGCGCGTCGTCGATCAGCAGCACGTCGCGCGAATCAGGCCGCGCCGTGCGGATCATGCCGATCTCGTCCTCGAGCGGCAGGCGTACGCCGGCATCCTTCTCGGCGGAGTAGTCCGCGCCGTGGTGGGCGCCCGGGAAGTGAGCGTCGAGCCAGAATAGGCACGGCGCCGGCGACAAGTCACGCAGGATCATCGGCAGGCAGCGCGCCGAGCTTCCCTCCCAGATCTGAATGCTCGGGTACGCGGCGAAGCGGAACCGCGCCGCAGCAACCAGCTCCGGGACGATCTCGACGGAGTGAATCTCCTCGAAGTTCGCCAGCCGCGCCTGCTCGACTCCGTCACCTCCGGCCGTGCCGGTCTCGACGAAGGACTTGATGTGGTGCAAAGCTCTGATGCCTGCCAGGTTGAAGTGTGCGAGTGTGCCCATCACGCCGCCTCCATGATCTTCGTGTTCGCCAGTGCCTGACCGTCGATCTCGCCTCGCATCCACTGCGAGCAGTAGTCGACAATGACCTCGGCGGTCGCCGCCGACTGGCACGCCGCCGCGTTGCTCTCTGGATCGCGCGTGCAGTGCTGCCAGCCGACATGGATCCGGTGGCACGGGTAGCACGGCAGCCCGTCAGGCTCGATGGCGATCGTGTTCGTCCAGTCCCGCGTCAACTGGTACGCCGTCGAGTGCGACAGCAGCACGACCTTCAGCGGCGGCTCGTGCGCGACGCTGTTGACGATCGCGCTCTCGGTCCCGATCACCACGTCGGCGAGACCCGCCAGCGTGTAGCACTTGCGGATGTCCCAGTCCGTGCCGATCACCTGCCACCCGGCCGGCGCCTTGAACTCATGGCCGCGCAGGTCGCCGACCAGCACACCGCCGACGCCCTGCTCGGCGAATAGTTCCATCGCGCGCTGCGCGTGCGGCCACCACTTCGGCAGGCTAGACCCGCTCGGGTTGATCACCACGAAGCGGCCCGGATGCTTGGCCCGCTCGGCCAGCGCCCACGCCAACTCGTCCCGCGACGGGTAGAACCTGACGCGCACCGTCGCGGCATCGAACGGCACCCGCGCGGCCCTGTGGATCACCTGCATGTAGTTCTGCTGCATCACCGCCCGCCGCGTGTCATCCGGCAGCCAGTAGTGCGAGTGCGTCAGATGCGGAAGCAGCGCGCCCTCGACAGAGCCGATCAGGTTGATCAACCTGGTGTGCAGCTTGCCCAGGTGCGCGATGTGCTGCATCTGCAACTCGCCCACCGTCGGGAAACCGGCCTTGGCGTTCGCCTCGTCTCCG